CCAGAGCATCCAAAGAATTGATTTAAAGTTTTGGAGGTATAATTAATTGTAGAAGATGTTCCGTTATCATAATCTACCTTTAAAACTCCAGTAGCTCCAAAACCAACAGTAGAATCTACACTAATTACAGTAGATCCAATAGATACTGTTTCTATAGATTTTGAAAGTGGGTGAATTGTAAAATCAACAGGTACTGTGTTACTAACTTTGTCATGATCTAAACTTAATCTATAATAAACTTTATCTTCTACAACTTTTTCTATATTACTAATAGCACCAACAGCTTTAGGAATTCCATCTACATTATCTTGGAATAAATTTCTATTAATCAAATCTTCTGGATTTCCATCAATAGATTCTACAACAATCTGTTTAGAAAGTTTATAATCTGCAGAAGAGGGGATAAACAGATAATCTCTAGGTTTAATAACATCTACATCTTTTCCATATAGAGCATTAAACAAAATTTCAAAAGATCTATCAGTTCCTTTAGATGAATAGAAATCTTTTGATTGTTTTACAAATAATCTTTTATCAATATCTGAAGATAAGGTTCTTTCTTCAAATCCAGGAGTAATTTGTCTTTTTACCTTTTTAAAAAACTCTTGTAAAAAACGTATGCTTAAATTATTAACTACAGACCCTGAAGAATGTGTAGAAATACCAGATTGAGAAAAAACTAGTTCATCTGGTTTATTAGGACTTCTATATGATGTAATTCCACTAAATCCACGTGAACATCCAGTAAAGGAATTAGTAGTAATTCCAGTATATGTAATAATCTCAGAATCTATCTCAATTAACCCATAAGAATCAGGAAACCCTGTAGTAGAGTCTACTGTTATCGTATTATCTGCTATTCCAACATTACCTGAAAGAGATGTGGCATTTACAAGATTAGTTAACTCATCAACTTTAACATATTGATCTAAATTTTGAATAATATCTAATGTAGAACCTTGACTTTCTAAAGCAGTATAATATTGAGATAAAAAATCTTCAGCAAGGGGAAAATCCGCTCTTACAAAATCTGGCAGTTGATTTTTAACAACTGAACTAATTTTAACTCTTTTATTCATTGGGATTTTGCTTTTTGATTAATATGTTGACGAAGATCCTAAAACGTAAGTATCTACAGCTCTTGGATTTGTTGTTGTGGTAGTAGAAGTTGTTAATCTTGCTATATCAGAACCTTTGTAACTTGAAGTTCCAACATATAAAGTCCCTGAACTGTTATTTCCAGAGTCAATTGTATCAGATACCATATCTATGGTACTGTTACTAATATCTAGTTGCAAATACAAATCCTGTAATCCAATAACATCATTAGATATAGGACATGTAGATACTTCTATCATTGGAATGCCCTGAATATGTTTAGATGTCGAAATAATATTTATTGGAGAAAGCATAATCTCTCCTTTATCATAATCTACTACTCCTACAGAAGGAGACACTATTGTAGCAGTATTATTACCAGATAAAGTAAATAGGAAGAGTGTACCAGTGTATCCACCAGGAGTAGGGGTATCTCCTAGATAAACAGTATCTGATACACCAAATACATTAAACCCAGAAGATCTAATATTGTGACTTTCATTGCCTTTTTTATAAAAAGGATTTCCAAAACATAATTCATACTCTGCTGTTTGATTCAGCATTACTCTCATATCCCTTCTTATCTGAACCTTAGTAATATTTGAAGTAACTGCTTCACTACTATTATCTACAACACTCTGGAACTTACTATATTTGAATTTTGCTCCATATTTGTTCATTTCTGTTGAATTTGCATACTTATTAATGTTATTACTAATAACACTCTTTAAAGATTCAGCACTTGGAGTTAAATTTGCATTATAATAAGCATTAATATCAACTTCCACATACAAATACTTAAGATCTTGTATTTCAGTTACAATTCCAGCAACACTATACCTACGTAATTGAGTTTGTAGGTTATTTTTGATAGAATCTGGTACAAATGGACCATATTTTGGTTTTATGGTCACAAAAACTTTTCCAAATTGAGGTGGATTCAATTCTTCACCTCCAAAAACAGAAACTGATTCAGTTTCTGGGTAAATTTGAGGAATTATTGCTTCAAAATCAGATGATGTGACTGCTCTGTTTTGTGTAGAGTATTTTTTAGGTGCATAATTCTTAATAGAGTCAATAGATTCAATATCTTTACCTCCTAAAGCCTCAGAATCTGTACTAATGATAGAAATTCCACTATTTACTAAAGAATTATTGTTATCTACAATTCTTCCATTAAAACTAAAGGAAGAAACTCCATTTGCAGCAGTACCATTTGTAGTAATATAAGAAACGTCAACATAATTCAATGCATTTAACTTTTCACCAAAGACTCCATCACCAAAAAGTAACTCATATCTCTGATCTTCCACTTCTTGAATAAAATATACCCTAGAAGTTGAGTTAATATCTATTAAAGTATCAGAAAATACATATTTTCTTGAAGTTGTACTTGCTTCAGTGTCTCTTACTGTGACTTGAATGGTAGAAGTATCAATATTTGGGTTTTCTAAGATGTATTTTGATGGTGGAGCAGGATTTAAAGAAGAAACTATGTAATTTGAGGTCAAAAATGTCCCTTCATGTATCTGTATATTTGAAAAAGTAGCAATTCCATTGACAACAGGCACTGTAACATCATTTGGAATAGCAAAAGCATAACTTTCTGACCCAAAGACTGCTGCAGAGGTGGCAACAACTCCTTTTTTGAGTGTTAAAGTAACAGGGTTAGTGGTAAATCCAGTTGTATCTACTAAAAAACTAACAATTGCCTTAGCAGCAGTCTTTGATCTAGGTGTATAACCAATATTTCTTGCTAAAGATACTACATTTTCCCTTAAAGTTGCACTATCAATGAAAATTTCATTGCTAACCATGTTAGCGTTGTAAGAAGATATGTATGTATTGTATGCTAATAGGTCTATAATAGTAGAAAGATTGGATCCTTCAAAATCATAGTCAGTAAAATTAGAATTTGCCTTTAAATATTGCCTAAGAGAAGACTTTATTTGGTCAAAATCTAAATCTGTGAAATTTACTAGTGCCATTTTATCTAGTTGCCTGTAGTGCAAATGTTAATTGTTGTGGAAGAGCATCAATTCCCACTATAGTATAACTAATAGTCACATCAAAAGCATTGTTATTAAAGTCAGGTACAGCTTTAACACTGATCAATCTTACTCTTGGTTCATAATTACGTATGGTTTGCTCAATTTCATCGCTAATTGAAGCTGCAGAGATGTCATCTAGGTTCTCAAATAGTGATTGACTCACTTTAGATCCTAAATTAGGGTTAAAAAACCTTTCACCTGGGTGTGTTAGTACTAAATTCCTAAGGGAACGTGATATTGCATTGTTATTTTTCATACCAATCAAGTCTAAATTGACAGGATTGATTTGAAAAGACATACTAATGTCCTTAAATCCCTTACTGACCCTTTCTACAGGCATGAAACAACGGTAAATATAAGTTATTTATGTCTTATACATAAGGTGTACATGAAACAAACTAACAAATTTATGTACCATATACCATGAGAACCACTCTAGTAGTGGTTCTTTTGACGCATACCTATAATTGGTTGTATAAATAAACAGCGTTAGTTTGTTTCATCAGAAATGTTACACGCAAAAGAGAGGGATTCTATGGAATTCCTCTCATCTATTATCGTAGAAGAATTCCCTCATCATGAAATCCTAGTAAAAATACTAAGTGATTCATTAAATGAGGGAACTAGATGGTATAAAAGAGATAACGTTATAGTAAAGTAATTATCTTCCCTGACCCCTATATCTTTTCTTAGGTTTATTTGAACTGGTAGCAGCATACTTAGTATGTTTACCAGCACCTTGATACGTCTTTTTAGGTATTGATTCTACGAAGTCATTACCAGAGAGAGATTTGCGAATGGGCATCAGTTTTGATCCTCCAGATCTTTCATTATTTTCTCAGAGATCGCCAGAACATTAGAAACATTCTTTAGATTTTCTATTTGGAACATTACATCAGCAATGTGTTTGCTAACATAAGGTTCCTCACTTCTTGCTGCAAAGGAAAGAGCATTCCTTAAAGATTCAACTGCATCATCTAATGAGTCTTGTACTTGTTTTGATAGTGTCATGAGAGGTCCCCTAGATAACTCTTGATTTTTCATGACCCACTCTGATTCTAGGGTCACACCAGATTTGCTTGCCTTGGTCAATAGCATCTAAACAGAAGGAGACATCTTCACCACACATATCTTGTACTGCCCCAGATTCAAAGACTTGCATCTTAGGAGCAAACCAAGGATATTCTAGATCCTCAAATACACCCTTCTTAATTAATACCCAACCAAAACCTGTATAGTCTACTGTAAAAGGTTTCTTTCTCTTACCCATAGTCTCTACAGTTTCATGATTCATCACTCCACCATTCTTTCTGAAATCATCTTCCTCTAACCAGTGAGCAACTGAGGTAGTTGTGCCATCTTCAGTAGCATACCAACCTGCTGAGATCTTCTTCTCATCACCTTCAGCAGGAACTGCCATATCACAGAGTTGCCAGAACTTATCTGTGTTAAAGACAATATCAGAGTCAATCCATAATTGATAATCGTAGTGAAGTTTACCATCCCAAGGTACTTGCTTTGGTCCTCTGAGAACATTAGCACCTAATACCTTACATCTTGCAAAGTTAACCATAGAAGAGTAGTCTTGACTAATCTGAATACTCATTCCATTCTGTACCATGTCAAAACATAACTGTACAAAATTCTTTAAAAATACATATGAACATCCTCTACCTGGTAGACAGAAAACTATTGTCTTACCTTTCATTCTTGCTTTGATAGCATCGTAATCCCAATCTGGTGCTTTTGCTTTGGGTGATGCTGCTTTAACAGTAAATCCTTTTGCCATAACTGTGTAATACCTTCAATTCAATTATAGAGCAATAGTATGTATATGTCAATAACTATCTTCTTCCCATTCTGGTTTATAGATAACCCTACCTGGTCCTCCAACTCCACACTTAGGTCCCAACTTAATATAGGTTAAATCTTCTTCTGTATACTCTGTTTTAAGTAGTCCAACCATCACGTTTAATAGTTGCCATTTCTCCTCAAAGTCTTCTTTCTCCAAGTTCCAATAAAGAACTCTATCCCTTGCATAAATGTGGTAACTCTCTGTTTCCATTTCAAAATATTAAATTAAAAATATTTATTAGTATTAAAAAACCCCTAGAAGTATTTTTTTCCTGGGGGAATTTTTTTTTTATAATTGATATCTCTCTCTCAATTTGTCACCTCTGTAGGTTAGGGTTGTATGCTTTTTTTAAAACACGCCCCACATAAACTAATACAAATACCCACACAATACTGTCCTATTCACTAACACTAATACCAATAAAGATTGGGTGCTATCTATTAAATAACACCCAAACAGTTGTTGTTAGTTATAGTACTGTATCTGTCACCTCTACAATATCATCTAAGACTGACAATATCTCTGTGCCATTGTTAGCAACATCAAGAAGATAAAGTGCGAAGTTCTTGCTCATAATAAGAAGAATAAAGTGTACAGAATAGTTTAGAGACTTACTCAGGTCTAATAACATTTAGTGTGTTATATTACATCCTCTTCAATATAACTTTGGACTGTCTCATTGTCCTCTAATTCAAATAACTTTCTCCAATCAATCTGTCTGGCATTAAAATCATCTTGCACTGAAAGAGTTAGTGTTACTCTCACTTGCTTATTCTTGGTGGGAGTGTAAAGAACTGACATTAAACTTGGAGGGAGAGAGTGTTAGTTTCTATAGTATTATTATAGTCTCAAGTGCTTATAAAGTCAAGTATAATATTTAGAAAAACCTGTATGTTTGGAAATGATAATACTGCTGTAATATATCATCAGAGTTCTTGACATTTGGGGGAGATTCTGTTAGACTGCTCCCCAAGATCACTATAAGAATGTGTATTTAACAACTCATTTAGCATGGTATTTATAACACTTTCTTAACCCTGTTTACCCTTCTAATATACATTTAATTTACCATTTATCCACTGTTTTATATACTTTTTCCACAGGTATTGTGTATAATCTGTGGAAAACTATGCCATTTAGAGTTATAATCATCTTCCACGATTGCATTGTAAAATGTATCTGAATAGGTGTAATCTGTCATGGTTGATGTAAACTCGCTACCTCTATTCTGGGAGTAATTGTTTGTATTAATCATATCTAATTACCCTCCTTAAATCTATCAAGTTGTCTCCATATATGATAAACTTCATAATCATCTAAGGTTAAATCTGTGTCCTCTATATGTGATTGAATGTCTAAGATTGTATCATCTAATAGTTCATATAGGACATCAAATTCATCTCCTGTAAGTGTTAGATTGTAGGTGGTAGTTTGTGTTGTGTTAATCATACTTTTACCTCTGCTTTTACATTGATTTGTGTAAACAATTCAATTGCTTTTAGTGCCTGTGAGTATGTATTAAAACTCATATATCTGTACTTATTATCTTCTGGGAATGAGTAAAGAATGGTTGTGTTCATGATAATTAGTGGTGAGGATTGTAAATGGATAGTGTTAGTATAGTAGAGATTAACACTACTATTAATAAGATAGCAATTAGATTAATCATCTTAAGTATAAGTATCCTCCTGCATAATGTGCTCTCTCAAACATACTTTGTCTTGACACATCATCTAATAAATTATACCTAACATGTTTGGCAGGTTTGTTATAACTTTCTGGTTTAAATACATCTCCTGTTTTAATATTAACAAAGCAATGTATTATCTTTTGATTATCAATTCCCCAGACACGATAATACTTTCTACCCTTATCTACTTCAAATGTTTGATTTAATGTGGGAAACTCTTTCCTAAATCTTTCATCTAATATGTCTGCTAGTCGTAAACAATAGTCATAAACTTGGTCAGTCTTAACTAATACTAATTCAGTCATAATTTCACCTCTGATGTAAGGAATTGTGGGCGATTAACATGATTATCTGTAACATTGTAACTATAGTTTGTGACCCTATCTGTTATCTCCTCATTTAATTGTGCCTCAGTTATTATTCTTTTAGTCTGAGTGTCACCCTTAAATGATAACACTCTCAAATACTTCTCTGGGAAGATATTACTTTGCCATCCCTTAATTGGATAGTAATCTAATACTATTGACTTAGCAGTTAGTTGCATAATGTTATACTACCTCACCTTGACTAAGTATCATCCCATCCATGAAATCATGGGTCTGATTGTTATAACTTAGATACCAATCCCAGTTTTTCTGAAATACTCTTGCACCATACATTACCTCATCTAAAATAGCATTTAGTCTTGATTTTGTGGTGTTAGTTGTATAACCACCAGTATTCAATTTGAGTGCTTGATTCTTATGATCATAGGTAGCAATTGCTGTCCTATGTAATACAATTGTTGAACAATCTGTGTTTGAATTGTATTCAACAAAGGTATTAGAATTAGACCAGTTGTTTCTGTTAACAATTGCCCTATTCATTTGCTGTTCAATTTTTCTCATAGTGTGAAGAATTAAAGGACTTAGTTAACAATTAAGGAAGGTGTAACCCCCTCAACATTCTTATAATAGCAGATATTAGGGACAGTGGGGAGAATAGTGGACACTTTGTTTACTGTCACACGTTTTATTATATTTTACTCCTCTATATGATAACCTAATTGTTGTTACTTTGTTTGTGTAACTTTGATCCCATTTCTGATAAGTTGCCATCATAATCTCCAATCTAATTTGTTAACACTAGCATCACAATGTATGCAGTTTAATGTACTCCAACTAAAGTGAAATACTCTTGCATGACTATTACATTGTGGACATATTATTAATTTACCTTGTTTACTTGCTCTTGTAGATTTACTTACATTCATGTTAACCACTTTTCATCAGTTGTTTCTAACATTTTACCTACCTTATATTCATCTCCTTCAATATACTCAACTTCTTCATAATGTTTGCAATGTTCAAAATTAGATGCTAATCTTCTTGCTTCAGTCTTATTTTCTGCACCAACTGTTACTGAATAATATACTATTTTCTTTGCCTCAAATGTGTAACTGTTTAATAGTTCTGTCATTGGATTAATCCTCATAAAGTGCATTAAACTGTTCTATATGTAAATAATGATTATCATGTAATCTATCAAATTCATCCTCATCTCTATCACATTCAAATATGAATTCTTCACAAAAATATTCTACTGCTATGTTCCCTAGTCTCTCACATGCTCTTAATAGTTCACCTATTTGATAATTAGTGAGATCTAATTCATCAATGCAGAAGGCAATATCCTTCTCTATTTGTGTAGTTGCTTTCATAATTAAAGTGCCTCCAATGTTAATGAGTTTGCATGATTCCACTTGTTATGTAAACAAGACTTATGAATATTAAAGAGTAAATTGAAATCAACTCCATCCCAATCATCCCACTCTGATACATAATCAGCACAGTCATAATCACCAGTGCCATCTATATTTTGTGGGCATGATTTGAAGTCGTCTTTATCATCTACCCAGAATATTCTTCCAAATGTGTTAGATTTAACCATGATAATTAGTCCTCCTCATTGATAATTACATCCCATACTTTGATGTATTGGGTTAACCAGTCTTTCTGGTATTTGGTGAGAGTGTTATCACCATCATAGAGTAAATCATCTGCACTTGCAACTTCTAATCCATTGCAATTACAGAAGTTATCTAATACTATTGTCAAGAATTGTAGCATGATAAGTGTTAGTAAGTGGATAAGAAAGAAGGGATAAATCACATTTTAGTGACTTTATCCCATAACTGATTGAATACATCAGAACCAAAATCATCATTGTACTTATCATCATAGTCTAAAGATGCAAGATC